AGCGACGAAAAGCTGTCACAGACAGCCTTAAGTGATATGGAGATATTTTCGCCAACAGGAATCATATTGTAAATTTCAATCTGCATTTCTCACACTCCTAAGTACGCATTTCGGTGTATCAGGCGAACTTTGATATTGTTCAGCCCATTTGATGCACGGACATAGAATTTATTTTCGCCTGCTTTCAGATTTAGCCATGTTGAGCCTGAAACAAGCCGATTGATGATGTTTGTCACAACGCCCTCACGCTCCAGAAGAACGGTTTTGTTGCCTGTTTTCGTAGTTATGGTGATAACATCGCCCTTTTGAATATCGCCTGAAATCTGCATATATTCGTCCGTCAGAGCGTTATAAATGGTCGGATTTTTCGCAGGTCCACCGCTGATTTCAAGAGTAAAACCGACCTCATCACCGCTGTTGTTGATAGTCATCATATCCTGCGTGTTGTACATACCAATCGGAAATGGTTCATCATTATCAGGACAGACAAAATGAAATGCACCTTTGACACGGGAATATTCTGCAATTTGTGTTTCAGTGGAGTACCAATAAATATCGGGACAGAGAATGGAGATCTGCCCATTGGTCAGCTTTTCAAAATTCTCCACTTCGCAGGTTTCCACGATACCTTCAGCATACACAGAAATATTTTTTGTGGAGTAATATATTTTGATGTAGCGTGACGGCTTGACCACACGATATAGTTCATGTCGTTTTTCTTCAATGTGAATGCCTCGCATTTCAAAAGGAATGACCACATTTCGCTTTTCAATGAAAGCATTGTTGAGGTAACTGCCATTCATTCCTGCATAACTTGAAGTGCTGACTGTTCCTATCGGAGGATCAAGTCCTTTGATTTTGGAGAACATATATCGGTTTGCGGTTCTGGACAGGTCTATCTGCTGACCTGTTTCGTTTTCGAGAATGAGTGTGTAAAACAAAATTTCACCTGCCTTTCATTGACTTTGTATATGTGCTTGTGGTATACTATTAATGAATTAAATGTAGGGCATTTGCCCTACAAATCAGAATCAATCCTGTGATATTGTAGATGTTGTTTCGGAAAAGAATGCGGAAATTGGTGCTGTTGATGTTCAGCGAGGCAGGACTCTGACGAACTAGAAATTCCAGTTTACAAAGGAGATACATACACCTATGAAATATACAAACAGTCATTTGAAAGCCGCATATAGAATATATCTGATTGTGCTTTATATAGGTATAGTTTGCTTAATGTTCGGAACATTCCTTTTAGGTTTTGGATTTATGAAAACGAAAATGCAGCTGGACAGTGTGCAGCCGTTGGAAAATGTTTTGCAGGAAAAGTCCAATCATGCGAATAAAACTGCTTATATTGAAATAATACGGATTCCTCAAAAAATTTCAGAAGATAAGTACGAATCCTATTATCTTGTAACAACAGAAACAAATACATATATTTCAGGAATGCAAAGCGAACAGTTCGAAGTTCTGAAACATGAGGTTGAACAAAATGGAAAAGCAAGACTGGAGGGCATGACTAAAGTAATCATTGATGATAAAGTTAAAGAAGATGTTAAGCAGTATATAGGAAATGAATATATTCAAATTCGTGTAACGGAATTAACTTATGGAAGCATTCTGAAAGAAGGCTATATTGTGAACCTGATTTTAGGAGGGATCACAAGTCTGGTTAGCCTTCTACTTATATATAAAAATGCGTATGCACTTGGAAAATACAGAAATCCCAAGGCAAAACTCATCGATGAAGAATGCAATCAAAAAGATGCCATCTGGTTAAATGCGTACAGTATATATCTGACCAAAAGCTTTTTGGTTACATTATACAATGAAAGAATTACCGCAATAGAAACAGAAACGATATGTGAAGCAAAATTATTTCACGAATTAAAACAAAACCTAACATACAGAACATTAGAAATAAAGACATTAGAGAATGAGAAAATTGTAGTCAGTGAAATGTTGGAACAGAACAGCTTTATAGATGAAGAAGAAATAAACTATTTGGATGATATTTTCCGCAAGAAAAATATTAAATTTTCTTGTGAAATAGAGTCATATAATTATGATGAGGAGGAATATTGAAACTATCATAAACTCCCCCTAATTTGCAATAATAAAGTATTGACCACAAAATCGCTCCTTTTCTACATTTCCACCGCATTCTTCATCTGCCGATAGATCTCCAGCCGTGACAGTGATTTCGGGCTATTGTTGGTCTGATTCACTGTGCGGCTGTTGTCGTTTTGGTAGTAATTGTTGACCACCGAATTTTCAGAAGCACCGTTCATCATTGCCCCCGTCATACCGTCAAGGTTGTAGTTTTGTTCAGAATTGAGCGAAAGTTTCATGGTATCCGCAACACCCGAAACCGCCTTTGCTACGACCTTTTTGCTCTTGTTGATGCCGTCTGCCAAGCCGTTCATGAAGTCAGGCATCCAGCTTTCAAAATCTGTCAGCGGACCTACATCAGGAACAGAAAAATGCAGATAACTGCGGATCGTATCCGCAATTCCGGAAACGCTGTCGGCAAGACTGCCGATCATACTTCGCAAGCCGTCAATAATGTTGGAAACAATATCCCGTCCCCAGTTCCAGGCATCTGATGCAAGACCTTTGACGTAATTGACAGCATTAACAAAACCGCCCTTAATCGTGGTGTAAATACCGCTGATAATAGAACCGATTGAAGATTTCACGTTATTCCAGATGTTTGTCACGGTCGAATGAATCGTATTCATCACCGATGAAATGGTAGAAGAAATGCTGTTCCAGACGGAAGATACTGTGCTTCGGATAGCATTTACCACACTTGAAACCGCACCGCTGATCGTATTCCATACACTTGAAATGACAGAACTTATTGTGTTCATCACACTTGAAATAAAGCTTGAAATTGCGTTCCAGACGGATGCAACAACACTTGAAATAGTGCTTAATGTCGTTGAAATTGCTGTATAAATAGCATTCCACATCGTTTCAAAGAACGCTTTAATGCCCTCAAGCAGAGGCATGAGAAATGCAACAATTGCATTCCATATAGTCTGTATCTTTTCCGAGATCCAATCCATCACATTGCTGATGATGATATGAATTGCCTGAAAAATGGTTTCAAACAGGTATTTGAACGCTTCCAAAAGCGGAGAAATAAAGCTGTAAATTGCATTCCAGATGCTTGAAATCGTGTCGTAAATTGTGGTGCAGACAGTTGAAATAACCGTCCATATTGCATTGAAAATAGTGGCAAAAAAGTCGTGAATACTGGTCAGAATTCCTGCGAAGAAGTCATATACAGAAGTAAAAATCGTGACCGCTGTGGTGTAGATCGCAGTCGCTATCGTTGTAAAGAACGTGGAGATTGCATTCCAGATACTTGTGAAAAAATCAGCGACAGACTGAAACGCAGAACAGATGCTGTCCCAGATGCCAACAAAGAAGTCTTTTATACTCGTCCACACTTCATTCCAGGAAGTGCCGAACCAACCGAGAAATACATCTGCAACACCTCTCAGCGTGTTCAGAATATTGCTGAACTGGTTGACTACAAAATCCCAGATACCTGTAAAAATGCCCTTGATACCATTCCAGCACTGTTCCCAGTTTCCCGAAAATAAGCCGATAAATACATCAAGCACGCTCAGAATGGTATCCGTCACAAAGGTGAAAATATCCGAAATATGCTGAAATACGCCCTCAAACACAGGTGCAAGCACACTGCATAATCCATCCCACATTGCTTTCAGCATTTCACCGAAATTCTGAAAATCAAATCCGAGTGCATTAATTCGGTCAACAATTCCCGATGTCAGACGTTCAAAGGTGGACTTTATCTGTTCCCAAATAGAAAGAATGCTGTTTTTGAAGTTCTCATTGGTATTCCACAAATGCACAAAAGCGGCAACCAGTGTCGCAATAATCGCAACGACAGCCACCACAGGAGCAGAAATACCACCAATTGCGGCACCAAGCGTTGAAAATGCAGTCTTAGCACCTGCAATCATTGTCGGGACTTTGCTGATAAAAGTCATCAGTCCGCCAATTGAAGAAATTGTTTTACCCACAACAATCAAAAGCGGACCTAAAGCCGCAGCCATCAATCCGATTTTGATAATGGTCTGTTTTGTTGCAGGGTCAAGAGCATTCAGCTTGTCCACAAATCCCTGTATTTTGGTGATGATATCACGAATAACAGGCATCAGAATCTCGCCAAAGGAGATAGCCAGTTCTTCAAGCTGAGATTTCAAAATGGTAAGCTGGCCTGCAAGATTATCCTGCATGGTTTCTGCCATTTGTAAAGATGTGCCGTCACAGTTTGCAATTGCACCTGATAATTTATCAATATCCGCCGGAGCAGCATTCATTAAAGCAAGAAAGCCTGACATTGCATTTTTACCTACAAGTGACTGTGCGGTACTTGCTTTTTCGGATTCTGACATCTGGTCAAATGCCACTATGCAATCTGCTAAAATATCAGAAAGGCTACGCATAGAGCCGTCTGAATTGGTGGTTGCGATTTCCATTTCTCCAAAGGATTCAGAGCAGAATTTGACTTCACCTGAAAGTGCAGTCATAATGGAACGCATGGAAGTGCCGGACTGTGTAGACTTGATACCTGCATTTGCCATTAAGCCAAGTGCCTCAGCGGTATCTTCACATGAAAATCCTAAAGCACCTGCAATCGGAGCACAGTATTTGAATGACTCACCAAGCATAGATACATTTGTGTTGGCATTGGAACTTGCAGCCGCTAAAACATCAGCAAAATGACCGCTATCTTGTGCTGTCAGACCAAATGCTGTAAGTGCATCTGTAACAATATCCGATGTTGTGGCAAGGTCTTCACCGCTGGCAGCAGCAAGGTTCATAATGCCGTCAATACCTGACAGCATATCATTTGTTTTCCAGCCTGCCATTGCCATATAGTTCATCGCTTCAGCAGCTTCTGACGCTGAAAACTTTGTTTTTGCACCCATTTCTCTTGCTTTGTCACGGAGTTTTTGCAAATCATCACCCGTTGCACCTGATACAGCGGCAACCTTACTCATGGCAGAATCGAAGTCAGAGGCGGTTTTCACTGCAGCAGTTCCGAGAGCCGTCACACCTGCGGTAACAGGCAGAAGTTTTTCTCCTGCACCTGAAATTTTATCGCCTGCATTCTGTAGAACTTGTCCTGCCTCACCGATTTTAGCAAGTTCAGAATTTGCATTTTTTGCTTCCGTTTCAAGTCTTTTCAGTTCGTTTTCCGTATCGACAATTTCACGCTGTAAGGCATCATACTGCTGTTGTGTGATGTCACCATTTGCAAGAGCAGTATTTGCCTGTTCTGCGGCAGTTTTCAGCGTTGCAAGTTTATCTTTTGTGGCAGAAATACTGTCGGCAAGAAGTTTCTGTTTCTGTGAAAGAAGTTCTGTATTTTTTGGGTCAAGTTTCAGGAGTTTCTCTACGTCTTTCAGCTGTATTTGGGTGTTTTTAATGTTCTTATTTACGCTCTCTAAGGCTTTGGACAGCTTGGTTGTATCACCGCCGATCTCAACTGTTATGCCCTTGATTCTGTTTGCCACTGTGGTTTCACCTCATTTTTTTTGAAAAATAGGTTGAATTTATCCTAACTTTATGATATAATAAATACAAAGGGGGTGTTCGTATGAACATTGATACAAACACAATTTTTTCTATGACCGAAGCAAACCAGAATTTTTCTATGGTTGCCAGAACGGTTGACCAATATGGAACAGCAATCATTTTCAAGAACAATAAGCCACGCTATGAAATACGAGTGTTTGATGATACTGAAACAGATGAAACTGCATCTGATGAAGATGTTCTTGACATTTCCAAAAAGTTATTAAAACGAAATGTTGCTGTATATAAGGAGCTTGCGAAATGATTCGTCTGACAAAACAACAAGTTATACTGCTTCATCGAGATGTCATTGCTCAATCAGGAGGTTCACCTGAAATACGTGATGAAGGTTTGCTGGAATCGGCATTGAATGCTCCGTTTCAAACATTTGCAGGAATAGAATTGTATCCTACAATAATTGATAAGGCAGCACAGTGAGTCCCTAATGTTAAACGGAATTGATGTTGATTATGAAGATGAAGAATTAACACGGTTGATTCTTGGTGTAGCTGCTGGAAAAATATCTTCTGAACAGTTATTAGCTTGGTTGCAAGCACACATTTGTTAATTCAAAACGCATCAAAATCCGCCTGTCCAGCAAACTCATTCCACCCTGAATACTCATCATTTTCACGTTCCGTAAACATATCACTGATAAGTCCAATCGTCAGCAAATCCAGCTCGGCCATAGAAAGACCGAGCTGTTTGCATCTCAGGAGAAAAAGGGGAGTTGTCATCGGGCGGTCAGTCTGGCGATGTTTTTTTTAGACTCTACTTGCGTTGCGGTGTTCAGTCCCCACAATTCGATAAGCTGAGGAAGAATCTCATAAATGCTGAATGTGTTGAAGCCTTCTAACCACTCGTCCGGTGAATCCGGAACAACATCCGGCTGGGCATGTTTCGCCATAATGTATCCGATATTCTCGAAGACCTCAAGGCTCTCGATGTTCAATGAAGATTTATTATCATCGCCCTCGGATACAGACTTCTGCAAAGCAGCGAAATCCTTGTAAATATCACGCCCGAACTTCAGACGATACAAGCGTGGTACAGCAGCACTTGCCTTAAAAGACACTTCAATTCCGTCAATTGTAATATTTTTCTGAATAGCCATAGTAATACCTCCTTAAGATGACTTTGCAGAAGATTTAACGGTCGTATCAGGGTTATACGGCATCTTGAACCAGTTATTATACACCGTATCTGTGGTGCTTTCAGTAGTCTTGGATTTCACAAGACCTGTCGGCAAAGGAGTAGCCTTCAGCGACAACTTTTCAGTCTTGACTTCTGTACTTTCCTCAGTGGTTGCAGATTCTGTTGCAGGTCGAGAAGCGGAACAGCAATACATCACGTGTCGGATATGATGCTTGTCGCCTAAAAACTCAAACATCAGTGCAAACTGTGCAAGTTCCGTATCATTCTTTTCTACAAGAACACCGTTATTATCAAGGATTTCTCCTAAGATTTCAGTTGCAAATTCAGTTGTTATAAGGGCGATTTCAAGGTCACCTGTATATCCTGCATTGTTGTTGATGACATAATAAACGCCATTGTCCGCAAAGAAATTCTCTGCTTCGCCGTTTGCGTCAATAGAAAGCGATACGGCACCGGGCAGATGCTTTGACGGACCATATGCCGGGACAGTTTTGTTGCCGTCTGGATCTTCACCCCACTCATTGATTTTTGCCCAGTAGACGTTCTGCAAACCGAATTTAACCTTGTTTTTCTTGTTCGCCATAAAATCAAACCTCCGTTTCGTAAAGCACTTCATAGAGCCTTTCAGACTCTATCCATGCTTCTGTCTTGTTGTAAAAAATGCGATGCTGCCTTAAAATTTCCTCGATGTGTTCTTCCGCTTCCGGTGATTTCTTATCCGCATACAGCTCGATATCCAACTGCTTAAAGCTGTGATACATCGTATTATCCGCACCGAATGCATGCTCACCGGGAGAAAGAAAAAGTAGAAAGGGCGGTGCAGGATTTTCGCCCTCTGCAAAGTGATGATAGGAAAAAGGACAATCCATTTCCTGCATCATTTCATGGATTTCTTCATATGTCATGACAACGCCTCCTTTATGAGGTTCTCAAGCATTTCCGCACCCTTTTCTTCTGCAGGAGCAATATGCGGTTTTCCTGCAACACGCCCACCGCCACGCTTGGCGTGACCATGCTCCAATAAATGAGCCAGCTGATAGCGGTTCTTGGAATAAACCGTCATTTGCAAAGAATGGCTGTTCTCGCTGACTTTTTTGGCTGTCCAGCTTTTTGCGTAAGCACCAGTGTCTTCCGGAGCATTTGAAGATATCTCTTTTCTAACTTCGGTTGCAGTTTTTCGGACTGCCTTTTTCACCTCTGTATCGGCAAGGTCAGCATATTCCTGTAAGCCTTTCATGATCTCACTTGCCATGTCATCAATAGATGTCACTGGGAGCACCTGCCTTTCGGACTTCTCCCTCAATTGCGAGATAGTCCATTTTTTCATAGTCGGGTTTTACACTGACAATATCAAATGTCTGTCCACGGAACAGAATCCTGTGTGTTGTGGCGTTCAAAGACAGCAGATAGGAACTCTGCCGGACAAGGAATGACACGGACTGTACTTCTCTGGTGACTCCCGTATTCACTTGTTCGGCAGAGCTTTTCACGCTGACTTTCGCCCAGCAGGAGAAAACCTCGTCCCACTTGGAAGTATGGTTTCCGATTTCATCTACCACGGTGTGATGCTCCAGAATGGCGATACGCTGATTCAGCTTTCCGATTTCCATTACATCACACCTTCTCGCTGTGCAAACAGAATTGAACGAAGATTTAAGGTCAGCTTTTTGTAATCAGGATTACTCCTGTTTTCATAAAGATAACCAAGTGCGAAAAGCATCGCTGTCCGCACAGTATCTTCATTTTCAGCAAATGCTGATTCGTCCATTCTGCCAACGTCCATTACAAGATTTTTTGCTGTAGAAAGCAGATTTTGAATCAGACTATCGTCCTCCTCATAATCCACTCTCAGATAGTTTTTCGCCTCTTTCAGCGTAATCATAGCATCACGCTTTCTTGATAGTGAGTGTCTTGATCGCTTCCGGAAGAATCAACTTGCCGTCCAAACGCTGACTTGCAAGGAAACCAACTTGACCTGTCATAGCAAAGAGTTCATTCAATCTCTTGAAAGAGCGTCCCTGTCTATCGGCCACCCAGTAATAACTAAAGTCGCCGAATGCCATGCATTTGTTGCCTGCCTTGATTTCCGGCACATAGCTGGATGTCTTGTAAGGACGATTCAGAATGGTATCCGGAACACCAGCCTGCACAGACGGATTCCAAATGTAGTTTCCTGTGTTGTCTTTCAATTTTCTAAGAGCCTTAACCGTGGAATCATTGAGCACCCACACCGCCTTTTTGCGATACGGACTTCTCAGAGAATAGAAGAGTTCCATCACATCATCAAATGTGATGCTTGCACCTGTGGTGGAAGTGCCGTCTTCCGCACCGCCCGTTGCATTGAAAATGCCGGTCGGTTTACCCTTGCCATCACCAACGAAGAAAGCCTCTTCTTCCTTTGCACCGATTCTTCTTGCAAACTCCTTTGCAATGTAGGACGGCAGGTCAAATACGCTGTCATTGAGAAGTTCCTCAGAAATTTTGATTGCTGTTCCCAGTTTATATGCAGAAAGCGATGCCTGCCCGAACGTATCAT